AAGGACGCCCAGCGCATGTACAACTATTGGGTCAGCCAGGAAGCCGAAATGCTGGCTTTGGCCCCCAAAGCGCCCTTCATTGGTTACGGCGGCCAGTTTGAAGGCTACGAGATGCAGTGGAAGACGGCCAACACGAACAACTGGCCGTACCTAGAGGTCAATCCCGACGTTACGGACGGCGCTGGGGCGGTCCTGCCGCTTCCGCAGCGTGCCCCACCACCTTTGGCCCAGACCGGCCTCATACAGGCTAAATTGGGCGCTGCTGACGACATTAAGGGCACCACTGGGCAGTACGACAGCAGCCTCGGCGCCCAAAGCAACGAACGGTCGGGCCGGGCGATCCTTGCGCGTGAGAAGCAAGGGGACACCGGGACGTACCACTTCGTGGACAACCTGTCCCGCGCGATCCGCTACGTCACCCGGCAACTTGTGGACATGATTCCCAAGATTTACGACACCGCCCGCGTGGCGCGTATTGTGGGGCTGGACGGCGAAGTGGGCATGGTGCGTATCAACCCCATGCAGCCGGAGCCCGTGAAGGAAATTCGCGACGAAAACGGGTTGGTGATCGACAAGATTTACAACCCGTCGGTCGGCGTTTACGATGTGTGCGTGACCACAGGACCTGGCTACATGACCAAGCGCCAGGAGGCCCTGGACGCCATGTCGATGCTGTTGCAATCCAACCCGCAGCTTTGGACCGTTGCCGGTGATCTATTCGTCAAAAACATGGATTGGCCGGGCGCGCAGGAGATGGCGGCGCGGTTTGCTAAGATCATTGATCCGAAAGTTATGGAAGGGGAAGACCAGTCCCCCGAAGTTCAAATGCTCAAGATGCAAAACGAGGCGCTGGCAAAAGAACTGAACCAGGTCGTTGGCATGTTGCAGCGGGTCGAACAGTCGATTGAAGCCCAAGAGGTCCAAATCAAGGCTTACGACGCCGAAACCAAGCGCATTTCGGCTGTCCAGGCCGGCATGACGCCCGAGCAAATCCAAGACATCGTAATGGGCACCATTGCCGCCGCTATGGACACTGGCGACATTGTGGGCCGCGACACGCCTACGGAGCGTCAGATGCCGGCTATGGACCAAATGCCGCCTGAGATGGGCGGTATGCCGCCTGAAATGGCTCAAATGCCGCCTGAAATGCCCCCAGGAGGGCCAATGCAATGAGTTGCGCCGATTTCATCGGAACGCTGTTCCTCGCCCGCGACGTGGCCCATTCGGTTCACCTAAACACCCGCAGTTTTGCCAAGCACAAGGCGCTGAAGGGGTTCTATGAGGGCGTAATTGACCTCGCGGACACGATGGCCGAGGCTTACCAAGGCCGCCACGGCTTAATCGGCCCGATTTCGCTTATGTCGGCTAAGAAAACCAACAACATCCTTGAGTTTTTGGAGGGTCAGTTGGCCGATATTGAGGAAATGCGCTACAAAGTTGTGGACAAGAGCGACACCGCGCTTCAGAACATCATTGATGAAATTGTTGCTTTGTACCTGTCCACCATCTATAAACTCAAATTTCTCGCGTAAGGACCGGCCATGGAACTGCTCAACCCTCTTGCTGACGCGGATTTTCCGTCCCGAACGGCGGCCTACACCGGCACCGCAGGATCGACCGATACGTGGAACGCAGGCCCGCAAGGCGTCGTGGTTTGGGCCACTACACCCTGCTACATTGCAGTTGGCGAGGGTGTGACTGCAACCACGTCTTCTACGCCGTTGCCGGCTAATACGCCGGTGCCGTTTGTTGTGCCTGCGGGCACGGGCGCTCCGTGGCGCGTTAGCGCTATCCAAGTGTCGCTTGGCGGCGACATTTACTGCAAGCCAATCAACGCGCAATGAGCTATTTTGGCATCCCGATCCGAAACGGGCTGATGCTTGGTCTTGGGGCCGTGATGTCGCTTACATCAACGCTCGCCAATTTGGTTGATTATTACCTGATGACTGAGGCAAACGATAACCTCATCACAGAATCTAACGACAAAATTTTGTTGGAGCAGAACTATGGCTGACGTTAAAATTTCTGCCCTTCCCGCCGCTTCAACACCGCTTGCGGGTACCGAATTGGTGCCAATTGTGCAAAGCGGCGTTACTGAACAGGTAAGCGTGGCAAATTTGACCGCCGGCCGCACGGTCGCCGCCAGCACCGTCAACGTAGATGCTAACTCTGCTTCGGCCGCTGTTCGGATTACCCAAACTGGCGCTGGTAACTCGCTTGTTGTTGAAGATAGCACAAGCCCCGACGCCACGCCGTTTGTTGTGGACGCCCTTGGGCGCGTAATTGTCGGCAGCACCGCTGTCTCAGCAAACATTTTAGACTCTACGGGTGTTGCAAGAGCGCCGCAAGTGCAAACCCAAGGGAATTCTGTAGCGACGGCGGCTAACGCTATTGTAGGTTGGTCTTCTTCGGCGGCCAGCCCACCGGCCGTGTATTTTGCTAGGGCAAAATCTGGCACCGTAGGGACGCAAGGAATTGTCGCAAACAATGACGTTATAGGTCTTTTGCAGTTTGCAGGCAACGACGGAACTAATTTTGTCCCCGCGGCTGCTATTTTGTCTTCTGTAGACGGCACTCCCGGAACCAACGATATGCCTGGCCGCTTGGTGTTTAGTACCACGGCGGATGGAGCCGCGCTTACGACCGAACGTATGCGAATTAGCAACGCCGGTTTTGTCACAATCACTGGTTCGTTTGGCCGCGGCGCCCCCGTCACAAAAACCGCCAGTTTTACGCTTGCGGCTACTGAAAACTCGTTGATCTGCAACGGTTCGGGGTCCATCACCGTGACCTTTCCGGCAGCTTCAGCTTGGACAGGCCGTGAGGTGAGGATTAAAACAATCGCAGCTCAGACCGTCGTGTCGGCCTCGTCTAATGTCGTTCCTCTTGCTAGCGCTGTCGCAGGAACAGCTATTCTTGCCGCTGCGGCCGGTAACTGGGCGACCCTTATTAGCGACGGTACCAACTGGGTCATTATGGCCGCTAACTAATGTTTTGCAGCGAGGTGCGTAAATGACCGTTTTTCTTTCGCCTTTTGCCGGGGCGGCGCAACAGTTTTTTGACGACAACGGCGTTATTCTGTCGGGAGGTTTGATTTTTACTTACTCGGCGGGTACTACTACGCCGCTGCAAACCTACACGTCTTATAGCGGTTTAACACCACATACAAATCCGATTGTCCTAGACAGCGCCGGCCGTGTGCCTGGCGGTCAGATTTGGCTTGATAACGCGCTGTCCTATAAGTTTTTGGTCAAAACTTCCGCTAATGTTTTGCTTGACTCTTACGACAACATTTCCGCTCAAAATGCGTCTAGTTTGGCCTTGACGCCTTCTGGGTACACAACGGCTAACAATGTCCAAACCGCTTTTTCTGACCTAGGAAGCGACACTGGCGCTAATTTTGTAGGGTTTAAGCAGGATTCTACCGCCGCGGTTTCACGAACGGTTCTTAGCAAGCTGCGGGACACCGTAAATCTAAAAGATTTTGGCGCGGTAGGCGACGGCGTTGCTGATGATACGGCGGCTGTTCAAGCCGCGCTAGTCTTTGCCCAAACCAACGAGATTTGGCTTGATGGCTCTCGTCGCGTTTATAGTGTCACGTCGCTTCCGGATAATTTCTACTATCTAAAAAACGCGGCGTTTAAAATCGGAAATATTTTGTACCCAACTACAGACTATCTGAATCAAAACACGGCTAAAATTACCAACGCTAAAGCCTACACCGCTTGGCCTCAAGATAAGTGCTACGTCATTAATAACGAAATCCGCATGTGGGCTAACTATGGCGATAGCCACGTTGACCCGGATAAGCGCGCCGTTGTGTTTAACTCTGACGACGGAGGTATTACGTATCAAGAAGGCGAGTTTTTGGATGAGACAGCAAACGGACTAACGTCTTGGTCTGCGGGAACTGACGGGACGTTTGAGTATGTTTTTGCAAGTTCTCTGCCCGTTGCTGACGCGCTTAACGGGGGTATCAACGCGGTTGTCACCACTATAACCCTTAATTCTGCGTATGATTTTCAGTCTACGGGCATTGTGACTATCGGCACAGAGCAGATTTTTTATACGGGAAAAACTGCGACCACCCTTACCGGGTGCGTTCGCGGTTTTAACTCTACCACGGCCGCATCACATTTGACTGGCGCGGTAGTGTCTGCGGACATCCAGTCGTACATGTTTAAGCGCACGGTTCCCGCCCCCGTAGGCGGCAACGCATACGCGCCTTTCACGCGCACGCTGCTAACGCTGCCGTTTCCATCCTTTACAACGTACCCCACAATATTCCAGCACTCTTTTGCTTCTAACGGGTCTCAAATTGTGACCGGCGCGCACAATGGCGACGGCGCGTGGTTGCTTAGCTCAACCGACCGAGGCGTTACTTGGACCGCCGTGGCGCTGCAAGCGTCGTCCAACGCCGAAGAACCCACCATAAAGTGGGATCCCGGTACGTCTACATGGTACGGTTTTATCCGCGCCGGCGATCCCGGCGGGCTAATTCAGTTTTTTACCGCGTCTGCCGGTTTGTCTACTATCAATTTGTACCCCGTGCCCGTTGGTTATTTTAACGCCAACGCTATGATTGACAGTCCTGTTCCGTTGGTTATCGTCGATGGCGTCATTCACGCATTTTGTTCCTATCGGTCAGGTACTGACGAAGGGAGCGGGAACGATAAAAACGCCTCGGCGTTCTACATCCGCGCGAATATCGCCAATGTAGTCAGCAACGGCGGAAACATCTGGACAGCTTCAGAAACTGACACCTACTACATTGGCAACCTGCTCCATTTGGAGCTTTCGGGCGCTAGCGCCTGCGGTGTTGGTTCTGTTGTCAGCTACGAAGACAAAATCTTTCTTTTCTACGGCAGCGAGGAGCTTATCGGGTCTTTCCCCGCCGTTTTGTCTACAACAACGCCGATAAACCGTTTTACAAATGTTTATCAAACGGTTTTTCCGCTTATAGATACGGCCGGGTTTATAGATTACCGGACTAAGCTGCCCGAAGACCGGTCCGCCAATAATCCCGCTATGCGTATCCCCGGCGGCCTTGGCTGGAAGGCAAAAGAAGGCACGTGGGTGTGGTCAAAGAGCGGGCAACTTTCCGCTTCATACCCAAACGCCAAAGCTAATATTTTTGGCGATTACATTTTTGATTTGGCAACTACATCTGGCGGTATCGCAATATCTACTACTAGTACCGGCACCGTTGGCTACTCGGTGTTTAACACGCTTGGCGTAGACCCTACGGGCTGGTTCACCGATAGCGCCGGGAACATTCGCTTTCAAGTGAACGGGACTGCGCGCGTTCGCTGGAACGAGTCCGCGCTTTCTTGGCGACCCGAAAGCGATGGCGCCGCGGATTTAGGCGGCGCGGCTTTTAGGTGGCAAAACGTTTACGCTACGAACGGCACCATCATCACGTCCGACGGGAACGAAAAACAGGATGTTGACTTGCTTACAGACGCCGAAAAGCGCGTTGCCGTTAATATAAAAGCCAACATTAGGAAGTACCGCCTTAAAAGCGCCGTCGCGGCTAAGAATGGCGCCGCCCGAACCCACATCGGCGTTATAGCCCAAGACGTAGAAAAAGCTTTTCTTGACGAGGGCCTTAACCCCAACGATTACGGCATTTTCTGCCAAGACACGCTTGAAGACGGCACCGTTCGTTTGGGGGTGCGTTATGATGAACTGTTTGCTTTTATCCTCGGCACGTTGTGATGGAAAAGGGCGTTAAAACTTGCCGATGTGTGTAAAGGCGCATATTAAAGCAAATACGGCAGCGCCGTATTTGCTGCGGAGGGCACCGCCCTCAACGTCCCGTACTGGTGCGGTTCACCAGGGTTCGTAAGGAACAGCCATGTCTGAAGCAGTACAAGACTTAGCGGAAGTGCCCGCGCCGGAACAGGCCGCCACGGCGGCGCCTGCGCCCGAAGATACCACGCCGGCTGAAGCGTCAACCGAAGCTTCCAAAACCTTTTCTCAAGAGGAATTGGACGCAATTGTTGGCAAACGCCTTGCCCGTGAACAACGGAAATGGGAGCGAGAGCAAGCCCAAAAACTGGCTGAACTGGAAGCGCGACGGGCAATGCCTGTCAACCCTCCTGCGCCTGACGATTTTGACAATGCTGCGCGCTATGCGGAGGCTTTGGCCGAGCAAAAAGCGCAGGAGATGTTGCGTCAGCGTGAAGCAGCCCAGCAGCAGGCTAGATTGCTGGAAACCTATCACGAGAAAGAGGAAGAAGCCCGCGGCAAATACGACGACTTCGAGCAAGTCGCGTATAACCCAAGCCTTCCTGTTACTGATGTGATGGCCCAGTCAATCCAGGCTTCTGATATTGGCCCCGATGTCATTTACTGGCTTGGGTCCAACCCGAAAGAAGCCTCGCGCATCGCCAACCTATCTCCTATTTTGCAGGCTAAGGAGATCGGCAAGATCGAAGCCAAATTGGCCAATGATCCGCCGCTCAAAAAAACCTCAACCGCGCCCGCCCCTATTGCTCCGGTGACTGCGCGTTCGACTTCATCGCCTGCCTATGACACGACCGACCCTAGGTCGCTCAAAACCATGTCAACGTCAGATTGGATTGAAGCGGATCGTCAGCGCCAGATCAAGAAGTGGGAGGCATCCCGCAACCGCTAAGTATAAGGATCAGCCACCGTGGCTAATTCACTTCTTACCATTGACATGATCACGCGGAAGGCGCTCGAAATCCTCGAGAACAACCTTGTGATCACCCGCACCGTGAACCGCCAGTACGACGACAGCTTCGCCGTCGAAGGCGCGAAGATCGGCTCCACCCTGCGTATCCGTCTGCCAGACCGCGCTCTGGTGACCGACGGCGCCGCGCTGCAAGTGCAGGACGACAACGAACAGTTCACCACGCTGACGGTTTCCAGCCAGAAGCACATCGGTGTGAACTTCACGTCTGCCGAACTGACCATGCAGTTGGACGACTTCGCTGAACGCGTTCTCAAGCCGCGTATTTCGCAGCTTGCGTCCAGCATCGACGCTGACGTGGCCAACTCCTACAAGTCCATCTTCCAGTCCGTCGGCACACCCGGCACGACCCCGGCGACCTCGCTGGTTCTGTTGCAGGCGCAGCAGAAGCTGAACGAGTCCGCTGCCGTCATGTCCCCGCGCTACGCCACGGTGAACCCGGCGGCCAACGCAGGGTTGGTTGAAGGCATGAAGGGCCTGTTCAACCCGGTCAGCACCATCTCCCGCCAGTTCAAGAACGGCCTGATGGGTGAAGGTATTCTGGGCCTTGAAGAACTGAACATGTCTCAGTCCATCAAGCAGCACACGACCGGTTCGCGCACCGGCGCGCACACCGTGACCACCACGGTGTCCACGCAGGGCCAGGCGACCATCAACATCACCGGCACCGGCTCGCAGACCATCGCCGCCGGCGACGTGTTCACCATTGCTAGCGTGTTTGCGGTCAACCCGCAGACCCGTGAATCAACCGGCTCGCTTCAGCAGTTCGTCGTGACCGAAGCCAACACGGCTGCTGGTGGCGCGTACACCTCGGTGAAGATCAGCCCGGCAATCTATACCTCGTCGAATGCTCTGGCCACTGTGGACAGCTTCCCGCAGGCCAGCGCGGTAGTGACGTTCCTTGGTTCTGCGTCCACGCAGTACCCACAAAACCTGATCTACCACAAGGACGCCATTTCCTTTGCGACGGCTGACCTTCTGCTGCCGCAGGGCGTGGACATGGCATCCCGCCAAGTTCACAATGGCATTTCGCTTCGTGTTGTGCGCCAGTACGACATCAATAACGACCGCCTGCCGTGTCGTATTGACGTTTTGTATGGTTTCAGCACCATCCGTCCGCCGATGGCGGTTCGGATGTGGGGCTAATTGGTAGAAGATAGGAGAACACGAACATGGCACTTCCTTCTGTTGGTGGCGGCTATCAGTTCAACGACGGCAATCTGAACGAAGTCAAGATTTCCGTTGCTGCTGCGCCCGCTACTGCGACCGACAGCGCCACGCTGACCGTCGCGCAACTTACCAACGGCATCATCATCGGCACGCCGACGACGACCGCCGCGTACACCCTGCCGTTGGCATCCGACGTGGACGCCGCGCTCAACGCCTCAAAAGAGGGCACCACGTTTGACTTCCGCATCATCAACACGACGACCGCGGGCGTCATCACGGTGACCACCAATACAGGCTGGAGCATCGGCACCAGCGGTTCGCAGGGTCTGATGACCATTGCGGCCACCGCTGGCACCGTTCGGTCTTTCCGCGCGCGGAAGTCCAGCGATGGTGCGTGGGCGCTGTACGCGATCTCGTAAGCAACACGGCCCCTGCTTCGGCAGGGGCCAACCGTTAAAGGAGGTTTTCAATGCCGAATACCAAGCCTGTCGGTGTTGCTTTTTCGGACCCGGAACTGGTTTCGGGCACGACCATCACCGGCGCCGCTATTAGCGGCGGTACTATTTCTGGCGCGGCTATTTCTTCCCCTACTTTGACGGGGGCGTCGCTTAGTTTTGACGTTGCCAAGCCTGCGGCGGCCGGGTCTACCCGCGCTGACGCCACGGCTATGACGGCTTCGTTTAACTGGGTGACGGCGGCTGACGCTACCAAAGGGGTTATTCTTCCGGCGCCTACCGCTGGGCGCGTTATCGCGGTAAAGAATGACGACACAGCTAATGCTGTTCTGAAGGTCTACGCGCCCGGTAGCGCCAAGATCAACGGCGTGGCGGGCACTACGGCGTTTAGCATGGCGGCCAAAACCGCTTGCTTTTACGTCGCGTATGACACGACGGATTGGTTCTCTATTCCGCTTGTGGCATCTTAACTTGATGGGCGGTATTAAAACCGCCCATCTTTCCTAAGAGGTTTTTATGACGGTCATTTATCTTCGGCACCCAACGCACGGCACTAAAGTGGCCACGATGGAAGCCGAAGCAAATTATGATGAAGAATGCGGCTGGATGCGCTATAATCCCGCCGCGCCGGCCCCTGCGCCCGGCCAGGAGCTTGCTAATGGCATGACCCGCCGCCGGCGGCCGCGTGCGGTGAAGGAGAACGAGGACGATGGCGACGGCGGGTGATCAAATAAACGGGGCGCTGCGGTTGCTCGGGGTGCTGGCCGAAGGCGAAACCCCGTCAGCGGAAACGTCTCAAGACGCGCTTAACGCGCTCAATCAGATGATTGACAGTTGGAACACCGAACGGCTGACCGTGTTTTCTACTGTGGACCAAGTAGAAACTTGGCCGCCCGGCGCGCTATTCCGCACCTTTGGCCCGACCGGCGACATCGTAGGCAACCGGCCTGTTTTGGTAGACGACGCCACCTACTTTCGTGACCCCGCCAGCGGCATCTCATACGGCCTCAAGCTGATCAATCAGCAACAGTACAACGGCATCGCCGTCAAGACAGTTACCAGCACGTACCCGCAGGTGCTGTGGGTCAACATGACCTACCCCAACATTGAGATGTATGTGTACCCGGTGCCGACCAAGGT